TAATAATAGTCCACGAAATGAAGCTAAATCTTTTCCATCACGGATTGATTCTCTTGCTAGTTCGCTTTTATTATGACGAGAACCGAGCTCTAGTATTTCACCAATCTCTCTATCTCTAATCTTTGCAAGCTCACTGGCCTGAACCTGGATGCGCTCGCTGATATTAATTTCATCATTAACATCTTTTTCTATTACTTTATCTTCCATTTTTGTCTCCTGTTTAATGGATTTTATTTGTGAAACCGAAAGTGCTCTTCCAAAGCCAACTGTCGAATCTGCTCCGCTACTAACCAAAGAAACTTCATAAGGAAGCCAATCAGTAACGCGGGCATCTAAGCCGTCTTCACTTCTTTCAATACTTTCGGGGTTTATTTGATAACCAATACTCACCTGAGTTCTGATACCATCTTGGACATCTTGCATTTGCTCACTTGCTAAAGTGCCACGACCAAATCGCACTTTTGTCATCAACTTTCCTCGCTGACTGTCAAGATAAGCATCCTCTATAACGCCTATTTGCTGACGCATATCATGGTCTTTCAACAATGGTGCTTTGTTCAGCAATCTACTTAGGTCAATATCTCCATCTCTATGACTTAAAATTTCGTTTCCAAACTCCCGTCCAACTGGACTTTCGCTTGAAACACTGATTTCAAAAGTACGAGATTGAGTCTCATCTTCCCTAAATTCTATTGGAAAAACAGCTTCCCTTGTTTCAAGTTCCACTGTTTTCATTTTTATTTCCTCGACTTTGTCTAAGGTCTTCACTTCTGTTTGTTCAACAGGAGTAGTAACAACATCAGTTGTTTCGCTTCTGTCCAGGTCTTCTACAACCTCACTTACTTCATCAGTCATTCATCTTCTCCTTCGGATTGATTATTATTATTATTTTCATTGTCAAAAACTTCACCCGTTTGTGGGTTGAGTTTGCTTCCAAATGGTTGAAAGGCAAGGTCAATTCCAAACAGTTCAGCAGTTCCTTCTTGTGAATCTAATTCACTAAAGTGCTGAGTTAAGTCTTTTCCACTTTGTGCCAGAACATCATTCATACTTGCAAAGCCTTGAGAGACATTTAGGCTGTTGGCTTGTGCTTGTTTTAATGGGTCTATTGCTTCCCAAGAACGACCACTCCAATTGTCTGCATTTTCAAATTTAAAATACCTTGAAACTGGGATTCCAAATTGGTCAATCGTCATTGCCTGGAGTAACCATTCTCTATAAACAGGCATTGCAAAATGCTCTATTATAAACTTCTGCATCATTTTAAATGAATCTCTTTCGTTCATAATCCCGACCCGACTGGACGAATAACTGCTGTTGCTCAAATCCCCACTTAAACTTGAATATGACACGTTTAAACCACTAGCTATGCTTCGCATCATTGTTTTCATATATTCAGAAACTTGTGATGTTGGATGCTGAGGGTCAAAAAACTTAACGTCATAACCTGCGGGCAGTTGGTCAAATGTACCTGGTGAAAATTCCATTGCAGGTTGATATTCATCACCCCCCAAATAACTGTCAGCATATCCATCACCTGTTGGAGAAGTAATAAATCCCATTTTGCTTGCTGATGCTTTAGAGCTTACGAGCTCAGAATATTGATAATCAGACAACCATTTTATCATGGTCATGACACTTGTAATTTTTGGAACGCCTCGTGTTGCTCCAAATCTTGAGTTCTGATAAATGTGCAACATATCCTCAGCAGGGATTCTTCTATTGCTGTTTAATTGAGAATCCGTGATTCCTGTGTTTGTGTAAGGGTCAGACCTCAACCAATACGCTAATGGTTGCATTGTTCTTTTGTCGATTTCCACACCCATGCGAATTTGTCTAAATTCACCCAGGTCTTTGTTTAAATCAGAATTTAAATAATCAGGTTCTAAGAAAGACAACTTCAAACCATCTTCACCTCGAATGAATTGACATAAAACCTCCCCATCACGACATAAAGATTCAACCACCATTTGATATAAATCATGTAAAGTGTATTGGTTTGTTACTTCAGGACTTCTCGCCCATTTGTAAAATGCAGATTCAACAATATCATTGCCCTGGCTATCCAATGAACCGTCTTCATCTCTAGCTTTAACTTTTAATGAAAAACCTGAGTTACCAACAACACCCTCTTTCATTATTTGAAGATAACGACTTATAACACCTGAATTTCGTGCTAATTCCCTTGACCTGTCGCGTAAAAGTACCAAAGAGTTTTGCAGTTCTCCGTCAGGACTCGAATTGGAACTATTCCAATCACCATATAATCTACCAGTATTGCTTCCATAAAAGTTTCGTTTTCCTTTAGTCTTTTTCTTTTTTGTAAATCTGTCCCAAAATGCCATGATTAAAACTCACTTGTAAATCGGGCACGGACAACTTGACCTGTCTGCAAGCCCTGTTTTGCACGTTGGTTTCGAATTTCCATAACAACTATGGCTTCATAATAGTTTTTGGCATCAATTAACTGTTGGACATCCAATTTGGTAATAGAACGACCTGCAATAGAATAAGAGCTTGCATCCTCAACAAACTTCCCTTCTAACAAGCCTTTTATTGCCTCCAAAGTCTTTTGCGAATGTGACCTGGTATCTTTACCAACACCCTGCAAAGTAAAGTTTGCGCCAACTTCCAATTGATTGTCATAGACAATAAATTTATCAGCACCCTTTGACACAAAACCTTGTCCACTGTATACGCCTGGAGCATAATTGTTTGTAGTTGCAAAAGGTAGATTGACCTCAAATCTATCACTTGAATTTGTTGCGACAATATCAAATGAATATTTCCCTGTTACTTCTCTAAAGTAATAAGAAAGAGTCCAGGTGCTTGCAGGAAAATCAGATAGGCTTCTTTGCCATTTCCAATTTGTACCTGCGACAGCTTGTTGAGGTTCAATACTTGAGAACCGATTATCTATATCACTCATTTACTTTGCACCTTCAAATCCATTACCCTGACCCACGTTCTGCTCTGGTCAGTGGTGATGGTGTTAATTAGCTGGTAGTAATAGGAATTTCGACCACCACTAATAAATGCAGTAGTAGTGACACCTATTAGAGATTGGCTCACTAGGGTCAAGTCACTTGAACTTGTGACCCAGTTTGATGTTGATATTGTTTCAGTTGACTGAATAACATCACTCCAATTAAAGGCATAATCTAAAACGCCTCCACTTGATTTGGTAATATCCACCTGACTCTGTATAGCAACTCTGTTTGGTTCTTTGACCATAAGATGCTCCTACTATGAGATGGTGAAAATTCCTGATGCATTGTTAGTGATTTGGAAAGTGGAACTGGTTGAACTCACTGACCCACCTGAAGTGTCTAAATCTGCAAATACAACAAGAGTATCAGAAGCTGATGTGTCATCATAAATTGCAACGTACTTCGCCGTAATTGTAACATTAGTACCATATTGCAGGTCGTCAGAATCAAAGGTCACAACTGCTCCTGCTTGAGTTACAGTCACATTAGCCAATGTAATTCTTGCATAATCACTATCTGTTACTTCGTTTGTAGTAATATCAGCCAATACAGACTGAGTAGCTACATTTGGAGTGTATGCACTCGTTAATAATAATGCTTTAAATGAATTTGTGTTTAAATCGACGTCCGCCTTGGCTAGAGCATCTCTGAAATTGTTGTAAAAAGTATAGTTCCCTGCGGACATTATATTCTCCTTGATTGGCAGTCATTTGCCGTTTTAAGTTGCACTATGCAACCTTTTGATTATCAATATTAGGAAAGAGAGTTCTCTTGTCGGTGACATAGATAGTTCCTCCGCCCCCTCCTGGGGCTACTAATATTGTTGGTTGTTTGCCAGTCAGCAAAATATTGCCATTACCGACAGAAACATTCATTGGTGTTACAAATCCAGGCTGTTTTCCTGTTAATGTTAAATTGGCATTAATTGGAATTATATTGTTTCCATTAATGGTTGAAACAGAAAAGCCATTCAGTTCGAGTTGACCTGTGCCTGGAAACACTATTTCATTTTCGTTCCACTCAGGTTGAAAGCCTGTGAGACTTAATGCTCCAGTATTAATTGAAACTACATTTCCTGAATTTAGACTTGGTTGTTGTGGACTCAAAGATAATGAAGCCACTCCCACATTTGATTTATTTCCAACTTTTAAAGTAGGTAATAAGCCTAAAAGATTTAAAGAAGCTGTCCCGACTACAACATTCATATCATTTGTAAACACAGGCTGAAGAGGAGTTAAACTTAAAGCTCCCTTTCCAACATTTAAATTTTTTCCTTGCGCATTTGCAGGTATTAATCCAATTAAATTAAGCGTTCCAAGTCCTGCGCTTATTGAAAGCCCAGTTCTATTGATTGTTTGATGTCCAACTAAATTAAGAACACCAGTCCCAACTTCAACACCATGTCCCTTAATCAAACTTGGTTGCTTACCTGTTAGAGTAAGTGACCCAGGAAAGACACCGTGTATTCCACCAACATTAATCTGAGGATTAATAGCCGTTAATGTTAAACTACCAAGTCCAACTTGTGAATTTTCACCATGCGTTATACTTGGTATTTTTCCTGTTAGATTTAAGGTTACTAAACCAACATTTTCATCAATTCCACCTCGTGAAATTGGAGTAAATGCGGTTAAACTTAATAATGCTAAACCAACTTGATTACTTGTTCCATGCGCAATAGTTGGAATTAATGGAGTTATCGTTAATGTTCCGACTCCAGGATTTAAAACTGCTGATGCTTGAACTGTTGGCGATAAGCCCGTTAATTGAAGCGTAGCTGTCCCAACCATTACATCTACTGCTTGTCCTGAACTGACATCCGAAAATGGGAGTTCTGAAAAAGCAGTAAAGCCGAACATTAATTATTCCTCTTTTCTAGTTCTGGGGTCTAACCATTCAGTGTCTAAAATCCAACCATCTTCAGGTGTGTAAAAATACTTATATCCGCAATAATCATTGTCAGGAACATTCTCAACACCATAATAAAAATTATTATTATCTTGAGTGACTCCTTGAAGTGATAAGATATCAATTCCATTAGCGTCAACAATAACGGTTTTATCATTTTCTTCATCTCTTGTAGTGATACCATCTTCAAATAAATAAATGGATTTGTTAGCATTTCTGATAACTAATTCTGTCCCATCCTCAACAAGTATCGTTTTATCATTTTTCCATGTTATTGTAATCATTAGCTTTAATTCCTAATCTATTAATATTTCAGTTGTTGAAATTGCTTTTCCTATTTTGACTGACACT